TCGGCGAGATGGGGAATCTTGCAAAAGCATCAACAGACGAATATAAAAAATCAATCATTCAAGGTTTTACCAATAGCGGGCAAGAAGCAATTAATGGTCTTGCTGCTGGGTTAAAAGATTCTTCATCAAAAATTGCACAAGCTGCATCTAAGGTCGGTGAACAAGGCGTTCGTGGTATTAAAGATGCACTTGGTATTGCATCTCCATCGAAGGTATTTCGACAAATTGGCAAATTTAGCGTTGATGGGCTTGAACTTGGGTTTTTAAATGGATTAAAAGATTTTAAAAATAAATCAATTTCAGAAGTTAGAACAATTGTTGCGTTATTAAAATTAGAGTTTGCTAAAATTAAAGATATTGGTGGGGCTGGTGGTCCCACGGCGGGATCGTTACGCCAAAAGCTTGTCGGCAATCGCGCTTATTCAGCTCCCATTGGTCCTCAGCCCATAGGATCTACGACTCCATACGCTCGTGGAGACAGGGGCCAATTTGGACATACAGGATATGAACCAAGAATGGTTTCACGTCTTCGTGGGCAAGCTCCTACTGCTGATTCAAATAGTTTTTTACAGTTTTCTAGGAATGCTGCGCAAGTTCAACCGTTGCCTGGAACCCAAGGAAGTTTCCGTGGTTTCTCTCAAAGAGCAACGCAAGTTCAGCAAGCATCAGGCGGTGGCGTTGGAGTGGGCGGTGGTGCAGGCGGAGGCGGTGGAGTGCCTCCTCGTAGTGGCGGTGGCGGTGCTTTCGCTGGGATGCAATTTGCAATGCCTAAACTGCCTGGTACTGGAATAGTTCAAGCGCTGGGCACTGAATTTTCATTTGCTGCAAAACAAGTTCTATTATTTGGCGCTGCTTATAAAGCATTAGCTTTTCTTACGGATTTCCCTTCTAAAGTGGGAGAAGCGGTAGGACAACTACAAAGTTTTAGAAATACAATAAAAGCTATTTCCCCCACGGCAAACGAAGCAGCGCAATCTTCTCAATTTATCTTGGATGTTGTCGATAAATACAATGTTCCATTGCAATCAGCTCGTGATGGTTTTACTAAGCTATATGCTTCAATGCAACCAGCAGGTTTCAATGGTGGCGAAATTCGTGATTTGTTCTTAGGTATCAGCCAAGCAGCGGCTACTTTTGGCATGAGCGCCGACAAGGTTGATCGCGTTAATTATGCGTTTGCTCAAATGGCCAGCAAGGGCCAAATCATGAGTGAAGAACTAAAAGGTCAATTAGGTGATGTTTTGCCTGGTGCCATGTCAATCTTTGCTGAAGCGGCAGGATTTAAAGGACCAAAAGCAATACAAGATTTTTCTAAAGCTTTAGAAGATGGCGCCTATAAAGGTGGCGCAATGAAAACATTGCTGACAAATGTCGGCACACTTATGCGTAAAGAATTTGGACCTGGAGCTGAAGGTGCTGCAAGAACTTTTCAGGGCTCAATGAATAGAATGCAAAATTCTTTAAAACTGTTTTACGAAACTTTTGAGCCTGTAGCTGTTGGATTTTTGAACGCTGTTGTTATGCCTATAACAAGCGGCATCAAAACTCTTACTGATGGTTTTAACGCTTTCTTCACAGGGCAAGCAGCTCAGACAACAAGCGGCAACGTCTTAGCTCAACAGTTGGAGCAATTACGCCCAGCTTTTGATGGAATACGAAATAATATTGCACAGATTTTACCATTGTTGCAAAGTTTTGGAAAAACTGCATTGTCGTTGGGCTCGATTTTATTGCAAATTGCAGGCAATCCATTTGTTGGATATTTGGCTCGTGTTTATTTAGCTGTACTCCCCCTTACCATTGCTATTCAAGCTCTTAATCTAAGCGCACTTATTCCATTAATAAGAAATTTACTTGCGGCAGTTCCTGCTTTTGTAGCATTTACAGCATCGCAACTTAGAGGCATGAGCACTCTCGGCTCATTTAAAGCCGCAACGTATGGGCTAGGTTTAACGGCTGCTGCGACAGGAGTTAAGATTAGGCTTCTTTCTGGAATCATCAAAACGGCATTTGCTACCACTGTTATAGGAGTGGCTTTGTTGGGTATAGGGATGTTGATTGAGAAATTAATGATGGCTGGAATCAAAGCGGATGAAGCAAAACAAAAAATGTTGCAATTTGCGGATTCTGTTAAGCAAGCAGGTAAAGCTGGTGATGTGTCAGGGTTAACAACCACGTTGGCAGAAGAGAAGGGAGACGCAAAAAGAATGCAAAATGCAAAAGCGTTATTAGAGGAAATAAAAAAAGGGAAAAAAAGTATTAGCGAGCAACAAAAGCAAGAATTACAAGCTCTTGGGCTTGCCTCGAATATGGCTTTCTTCAAAGAAGGTGGGCCTAAGAATTTATCTAAAAATTTGACAGTGCAAGTTTCAGGCTTAGGTGTACTTGATGCAAACATTCAAGCTGCTCAGCAAGGTTACAATGAAGGGCAAACACGTATATTACAAAGTCAAAGAGCCTTAAATGTAGCAAAATCTAAGCAAGTAAAAGAAGAAAAAGAACTTGAAAAAATTGATTTATCAGGGTCGGATAAAGATAAAAAAACCAGTCTTGAAAGTTACTACAACCTTGAAGATCAATTAGCAAAAGCATCCACACAAGCTGAGATTGATCGTGCTCAAATGATATTTGATCATCAAACAAAATTAATGAATCTGGGTTTTGATTTAAGGGAAGCTCGCGCTAATAGTTTCCAGAAAGACGCAATTCGTTTCCAGCGCGAATTAGCGCAAATTGAACAAGAAAGAGCAAATGCAATGTTTAAAGCAAGATCTGATGTAGTGATGGCAGGAGGAAGAGTAGCGGGAGGAGCGGCGGGAACTGGTGGCGCCACAGGATCAACAGGTCTACTTCAAGGCAGTACTGGCATTTCTAGTGGACCACATTTTGACGTAAGGAGACAAGACGGAAGTTATATCAGCGAGCGACAAGCTCGTGCACTTTTTGATCAATCAGTCAACAGCCAATTAACTATGACGAGCCCTTATGGCCCACGTACAGCCCCAACTCCAGGTGCAAGCTCATTTCATCGAGGCGTTGATTTAGCTGGTAAAGCAAATACACCATTAAATCTTGCAGCAGGTTATTCAATGACTGGAGCCGGAGAAAAAGGTGGACTTGGTTACGCCGCATCAATTCGAGGGCCTGCAGGCGAAATGTACGATGTTGGGCATTTGCAGCGTCCTTCTGCTGGTGCCGGTGCTGCACGTAAAGTCCCCGGCAGTGAAGGCCGCGTGATTAAAGCAGAACAAGAACAAGAAATTGCATTGCGAAATCAAAAACTTACAGGAATGCAACAAGAAGAATTCTATTACAAGCGCATTGAGGTGGCAATTGCTAATTATGCTGCTTCTATATTTTCGCCAGAAGAACAGCAATTGCAAAATAATTTATTAGAAAAACGCAATAATTTAATTAAACAAGGCGCATCAAAAGATGTTATAGATTTTGAAATGGAGCGCTACGAAATGCAAGAAAAATTTAAGAATGGCATTGAAGTTGCTAATAAAAAAATAGAGGAAAACAATGCGCTGGTGAGCGAAGGAAGGATGTCCCAAGAAAAAGCAACAGAGCAAAATGCAATACATAATAACACTATTGAAAAGTTAACAAAGAATTTAAATCAAGTAAATCCATTGCTAGAAAGAAAAAATAAATTAACAAAAGATGACGCATTTTTCACGGCTATGGCTTCACTAAAGAATCGCCTAGCAATAGCAAAAGCACCCACGGAAGATGCGGCAAGACGCGAGGAATTAAAGCAAGAAGGTTACAGAGATGATGAGATACCACGAATGATGGCGATAGAAGAAGAAATGGCGCGATTAGGAGAATTAAAGCAAAAATCCAGTGATATTGCTTCAAGTATTAGCGAGTCAATAACCGGAGCCTTTAAAAATATTGTCACAGGATCCATGGCCATGCAAGAAGCGCTGGCGGGTAGTTTCCGTAGTATTGGAGATTTCTTTGCTGACATGGTAATGAAAATGATTGCAGATTATTTAAAGCTATCAATGCTTCAAGGAATTAAAAATATATTAAGCATGTTTGCTCCTGGCGCATCAGCAGGCGGTGGATTTGCTTTAGGTGGTGCTGGCGGACAAGGAGCCGCTGGTAGTTATGGCAGCGCAATGAGCGCCACGTCTTCACTACCTTCGTTTGCTGGTGGGGGTGGTTTTCAGCCCGTCAGCATGGGTAACTTTGGTGTTGCACCATTTGCTAATGGCGGAATGGTCACAGGCCCTACACTGGGCCTCGTAGGCGAAGGTCGTTACAACGAAGCTATAATTCCACTTCCTGATGGCAAAAGCGTTCCTGTGCAGCTTGCTGGTGGCACAGAAGGTGCAACAGCTCCTATTAACACTAATATTGTTGTTAACGTTAAAAATGGACAGTCTGATAGTCAAGTCACTGGCAATCAAGGCAATCAGCTTGGTCGCGAAATTGAAGGAGCCGTTCGGCAGGTTATCCTAAAAGAAATTCGTCCCGGCGGCATTATCTACGGCTCTCGTTAATTTTTTACCATGGCCCAACCCACTTTCACAATTAATGTTCAATACGGTTTAACAGCACGTCGTGGCACAAGATTGCGACGTGTTAGTTTTGGCGATGGTTATGAGCAAGTAGTACCTGATGGACTGAATAGTGACATCCGTAAATATGAAATACAAACTGTACCTATTACTGATGCACAAGCATCTGCATTAGATGAAGACCTATCTGATTTGCAAGGTGATTTCTTTTATTCACAATTCAAGCAAGATGATGCAGTTTATAAATATCGCTTAGATCCTAATGAATGGAGCTGGCAATGTATTGGCGTTAATTCAAATATCATTTCTTTTGCAGTTAAACGTCATTATGATTTCAGGAGTTAATCATGACAATTCAACAAGATGTTAAAAGTAGTTGGCATGATGCTATTGTGCAATTGTTTGAGCTTGATATTTCTGTAATTACAAATAATGCAAATGATAAATTTTATTTTACCAGTGACATTTTTCCTGATGGCACAAAAATTATATGGCAAGGACAAGTTTATGAACCATTTCCAATTAGTGCCATAGGATTTGAAACTACAACTAGAGGTACAATTCCTCAGCCTGAATTAACAGTTGCCAATGTACTTGGAACATTAGCACCAATTACTAGCGCTTTTGATGATTTGATAGGAGGTAAAATTATTAGAAGAAGAACATTAAGCAAGTATTTAGATAATGGTATTTCTCCTAATGCGGCAGAAGAATTTCCTGTAGATATTTTTTACATTGAACGTAAAACTAGCGAAACAAGTCTATCTATCACTTGGCAATTATCCAACAAGATTGATTTAGAAGGCTTGCAATTACCACGTCGTGTTATCACGCAAAATTATTGTCTATGGAAATACAGAAGTAGCGAATGTAGTTACGTGGGACCGCCTGTTGCTGATGATCGAGATCAACCAATTTCCGGTGATGGTTTAGGAGGATCTCAGGATTTCATTAATGCTAACAATGCGCTGCAAGCTGCCAGGACTAGGCAAAGGCAAGTTCAATCATCGTTAAATTTAGCGAAAGGGCGGGTGCTTTCTAACTGTGAACCCACCAACCTTCCAAGTCTTTTTGGTTATGGAAGCCTAGTGCCACCTCATAGTTTTTCTATTGTTGTTAGTGGTCAACCATTATTTGGCGTAGTAGAAGGTAATGTTGTTGACGTAAATAGTAAG